GACTTGGTCGTGTTGATGCTGAGGTCGATGACGTAGGCGTAGCGGATAGGAACAAGTAGATCACTGAGGGCCTCTGTAGACGACCCGCGCTGCGGCTTGCCGAACATGCGCTGGAAGAGATTGCCGGTGGATGCTTTGCGCACGCCGTCGTTCGCGTACCAGTAGCGCGCGGTAGAGGGATTGAGACGAGCCTGGTGTTGTGGAAACATCGCGTGCGCCATGTAGACGGGCATCTCTTCGAGGATGGTGACGGCGTAGGCGGCTTGCCAGTCGCCGGTCGCGGGAAGCTGGAAGGGGAGGACGCAGGGCGCGCCGTAGGTGAATAGTTTAATGTCGCCCTTGCCCGTACCGCCCATGTCGCGGCGATAGACGGGACGGACCCAGCCACGTCCGGTGGCGGCGGCGTACTGGAGCGCTTCCTTGACCGAGCGGTCGGCGAATTGTTTGAGATACCAGGCGCGCGTGACCTTGTTCATCATCTCCGCGTAGGATTTGTAGGCGTTGTTGTCGGAGTGGTAGCCCCAGAACGGGCGGAGCTTCGCCATCGTGCCGACGACTTCGCGCACGTTGCGCTTCAGACGATTGGTGCTGACACGCGAGCGGTACTCGACGGAGACAGGATAATTGGGATCTTGGCCCGCGATGATGTCTAGGGAGCGATTCCAGTCTTTGTAGCCGCGCTGGGATTTCAGCCAGGCGATACCCTCTTGAGTGCATTCATTAAGCCAGCCGAGGCGACGATCCTCGGAGACGGCGTATGGAGGGACTTGCCACTCGCGGTAGAGCCTGTCGTCGTTGGCCATCAGAAATGTACCCGATCCAAGCTAACCTTCTCACTGTCTGCGTCGCGATTCTTTGGCGCGTCCATCTCCAGCGCGTGCAGGTAGAGATTGTGCTGCGCGAGGGCTTCGGCGTAGCGCTTGCGCTTGCGTTCGTCCTTGAGCTTCAGGAGTTCGCGGATGAAGTCGCGCTCGTAAGGAGTGGTCGAGTTGCTGACCATGCGCGTGTATAGTTCAGAGCGGTGGGCGGCGTCGCGCTGGCCGAGGATGGCTTCGTCGTAGAGGTTGTCGCGGAGGGCGGCGTCGCGTTCCTGCTCGCGCAGGCGGTCCTGCAGGCGGACGATCTCGGGGATGGTGCGCGCGACGCAGCGGTCGTAGCCTTCAGGAGCGCGGCATTCGGAGTACGGCGCGAGCATTAGGTAGCCGACAGGGTGGGACGGGTCGCGATAGTTGCGGAAGTAGACGACGGCTTCGTGCGTACCTAGTATGCCATTCATCGCGTGTCTACCACAGCCTTTCTTATAATCTCAGGAACATTCGTAATCTCACCACAGTATGTACAGAAACGATCATTGTCTGCTAGCGTGTCTTTCCCACAACAAGGACAGGTAATGTTGTCCAGAAGGGGAGAACCATCTTTGGAGCAATAACGTATGGGAATCTCCTCGTCGTTATTGTCTCTGAAAATTTCTAAGCAGGTAGGACAGGCTCTCGACATACATCCTCTCAGTATGAGTTCCTTCGGAGACTAGATGTATCACCATATAGAACGTCCTGCAAGGTTAATGCGCGTGACTCTCGTAACTCGCTCGCGCGAATGATCTGGCCAGCGTAGGGAGCGATGTCCACGGCGGGGAGATAGTCGGCGGAAGGAAGCGAACGATTCTTCGAGCGCTCAGCGATCACGTCTTGGTCGTGCGGGCAGAACGCGCCCATCGCGGCGGCGAAGATTCGGTCGTCGTGGCCCCCTTCTTCATGTTCGAGGCGCTCCTTGCCGGCGGCGGTCATGTGGACCTCGAACTGTTTCATCTCTTCGATAAGCCATGGGGAGTTGATTTGTGTCCAGCCGTTCTGTGCACACTGGACGAAGTAGCCGGTGAGGATTGGACGTGACCAGCCCCAGGTGAACCAGCCGCGCTTGCCGTGACGGTTCTTTTTATTCTTGGCAATCTGCGCGGGAGTGAGATCGTAGCGAGTCATGATATGGAAGCAGCGCACGGGGTAGCCCATGCGCATCATCTGGCCCTGGCAGGTATCGCCCACGGCGGCGACTTGTTCGATGGCGACGTAGGGCATAGGCCACTTGGTGGAGTCCTGGGACATGAACTTGGAGTAGTACGCGCCGATGGCCGCGCCGAATGCGAAGGCTTCGGTGTGTGAGACGTAGGGTGAGGCAAACTCGGCGGCCTGGAAGTCAGGCTGCTGGCCCGAGCCGAGGCCCCAGACGGAGATCACTGTCGAGTCCTCACCCTTGCCCTCGGAGGTGTCAATGCCCATGGAGTAGCGGATGCAGGGGCGTGGAGGGTGGAAGACAACGAGCTTGCCGACTACGTCGTCCGCGTTCGTCTCGCGCAGAGGAGTTTGGAAGCGTAGAGGGATAAGCTCCCAGCGGTGCGTCTCGCCGCGCGTCGAGGTCATGTGGATCGGGATACGCTCGGAGTCATAGTCGATGTCTTCGGTGGGCGGCTCGTGCCCGTCCTCGATGGACTGGCCGGAGAGACCGTAGCATTGGTAGTCGCGCTTGCGGTTGTCGTCGATCACTTTGATCGCGGCATGGCCGAAGACGGATTCGGTGGAGTGCTGGAGTGCTTCCTCGTCGTCGCCTGCCATCTCTTGGAGGAAGGAGGATTCGTTCCCTTTCGTCTTCGCCTCGTCGTGGTTCACTTCCCAGAACCATTGCTGCTCGATGGGCATGCGCCAGAGGTCGGAGTGGGGGATCGCACGACGGTCCTGCTCGGCGAGGAGATGTTTGTGGAGGAGCGGAGTGGAGTGAACGTAGAGTTCAGACTTCGCGACGTGATCGCGTGTATCGCGATTGGGAATCCAGCGTGGAGGGATGGGGCGGATACGCATCCAGGCGGGCTTGGGATAGATGTCCACGCCGCAGAACCATGGGAGGAACATAGGGTACATGCGACAGCGCGGCCAGTTCGCCTTAGAGTAATACCATGTTTCAGCCCACCAACCTTTATTGCTACGGCCTGTGGACTCTAGGACGCCGAGTACGCTTGTCGAGGCGTGGACCGCTTTCCAGAGGCCTTCGTCGATGAGCATCACGGAGGCGTCGCCGTACAGTGCTACCTCGCTCAGGTGGTAGATCGTCGGCGTAGAGCCTGTGCCGATGCCAAATTTCTGTGAGCCGTGCTGGAAGCTGACGCCGGAGGCCATCGAGCCGAATAGCATTTTGCCTCGGTCGCTCTCGACGCGACTGGTGTACTGGGGACGCAGCCAGACAGGGAGCATGTCGTAGCAGAGGAGCAGCATGCGAGACATCTCGCCGGTCTTGGTCTGGTCTGCGGAACCGATGATCGCGCCGACGCCATAGCTGAATATGGTGCGGTGGGAGATTAGTAGCTCTGTGAAGATGCTAATGCCGAGTTGACGGGCCTTCAACGCTAGGATCTCGATTGCCGCGCCGCGTGATTCTAGGTCACAGATGATGTCGAAGTAGATGCGCTGCGGGACGCGAAACTTGAATCGCTTGATGACGCCTTCTTCGTCGCGCAGGAAAGCGTAGCGCGTGAGGAAATAGGCCGCGTCGCAGAGGACGAGGAGTTGTTCGTTGAGCATCCAGGCGCGGTCGGCGTCCGAGAGATTCTGCGTGCCGACGGGCTGGCCGAGTTCGCCGAAGGTGTACTTGCCCTCTGCGATCAGGCGTTCCTCGAAGGATTCGACTTCGGCGACGGTGTGATAGGCGAGAGAGATACCGAACTCTTGCGATGCGAGGTCCAGGCGTTCGTGGACGCGTCGCTCAGAGTACATCGTCGTCTTCGTCGTCGGGGGAGTCAGTGAGTATGGTGATTGCGTCGTCGTGCGAGGTGAGGTCTGGCATGGGAGCGGCAGGGAGTTCGCGCGCATCGTTGAAGCGGTCTACGAGACGGCGGATCGTCTGCTCGGGCGGCGGCGCGATGGTGACGGGAGCGGCGGCGGCGTTCGCTGTCGCGTTTGTGTTCACCTGGACGAGAGTCTGGGAGCCTTTTGGCGTCGGGAGGAAGCCGGTCGCCTTGGAGAGGAGATTGCGGTCCTCGATACCTTCGTCGGTGAGCGCCATCTCGACGGACTTTTGTACGACGCGAGGGTGGTTGATTGCGGCGATGATGGTGGAGGCTTGCGCGCCCAGGCGGACGATCTCGCCAGTAAGGATGGCGAGGATGGAGAGTGGAGAGACGTTCGCGGCGACGCAGTAGGCTTCCAGAGGGATGATGGGATGGTTAGAGCGATTCATGCGTAGGTTGCGCGGGATGGAGTAGTAGACCTGTAGGACCTTGCGCGCGTCGGCGTGGTCGGAGGAGGCGAGGTAGGCTGGCCACGACAACACTAAGTCTGTGCCAGGCCCGTAGGGAGATTTATGTGTAGTGTCCTCCACGGTCGCGATGCCCGCCTGCGTGTTCACGTCGATGACCTTGCGCGTACGCTTCGGCTGGCCCTCGCGGCGGAGAGTGTTCGCGATCATACGAAGCTGAGGAGTGATTTGTGGCGCGCAGGCGACGGCATCGGCGGTGATGCCGAGGTGCGAGTAGGCGGTGGCGATCAGGGCGCGGGTCGAGTCGGAGAGGACGAAGCGCGCGTCTTTCACGGTCGCACGTCCATGATAGACATTGTGCCACCACGTTCGAGAAGTGGACGGAATATCACGATCACATTTGGAAACATTGACACAGAAGTACCACCCACGAAGCGCAATTTACGCCGAATGAATCGTACCTCGCCTTGAATCACATATTTCCACCAGTCACAATTTGAGCGGGCTGGAAGTAGACAGACGACGGTACAGTTATCATTCTGTGCACTGTGTAGTGCTCTCTCTATCCACTTGCCAATTTCCTTACCATAGGGAGGATTCATCCAACAAGACCCATGCCAAGGCGCATATAGTCCGCCGAGGCCCATGTCACTACAGAAGTTCTTACACTTTTTATTGGCTTCGTTGGCGCATACATCCAAAATGAAGTGGAATTCCGCGTCGAGGTGATCGAATAGCCATTGCGGAGTTTCCCAATCAGTACGCGCCGCGACTGGCTCGATGTACGTGCTCACGACCGATCCTCCAATGTGCCGCCATACTCGCGTGCCTCAAGCTCCTTGCGCCAGCGGTCGTTCGCCTCGTCGATGTCGAAGGTGCCGAACTCGGTCGGCTGCGGCTTCGGGCGGCCCGATTTCGTCTCGCGTGCCCAGCGTTCGCGTTCGATCACGCGGAGTTCGTTGAGTGCGTCCTCGCCGCGTTCAAGCGCAATGGCGATGCGACGCAGGTAGACGATGATGCGGAGGCCGCCGAAGATGCTCATCGTACGGGCACCTTCCACGCCTCACGCGCGGCTGGCGTGTCGTCGGTGATGGTCATGTCGCCAGGGCCTAGTTCCGGCTGCGGGGGATATTTCACCTGCTGCGTCTGGACGGTGCCGTCCTGGCCGCGAGTTTCGACGGGGAGAGTGAGGCCGTGGCGCAGGCGCTCCTCGTTGGGGGATTTGATCGCGCGGTGGAGATTGTCACCGGCGACGACAGCTTCGGGGGAGGGCTTTCGAAGCGGCGAAGGCTCCAGCGCAGGGTCGTCTGCGTGGAAGCTGGAAGGGATACGTACCTCGGACTCCGGACGCATGGGATTGTCGAGATGGAGACGGAGGGTGATGTCGTAGGCGATGCGACCGTAGGCCATGTAGGAGCTGAGAAGCCCCTCGCCTTCTAAGACTCGCTCGAAGTCGGCGCGCAGGATTTCCTTAAGCTCCTGGCCGCTGATCGGTTTGTTGACTACGGTCTCTCTTCCGTGGGGCATATTTTTTACCCTTTCCTGGGACGCGTCCCATCCTACATCGTTTGCGTTCGATTGCAAGACAAAGTGCGCGGTCGAACTCGGTGCCCGAGCGGCGCGGGTCGTCGAGATTGTTCGCGTGGATCGCCTTCCAGGTGATGCGCGAGACGAGTAGGCGGTCGATACGGCGGTGGTAGGCGTCGCGGAGCGCGGCGAAGGCGGATGTCGGGTCGAGTTCGCCGTCGCGGTGAGCGTAGAGCGCACAGAGCGGACGCCAGATGGTCTCCCATCGGCGGGAGATACAGGCGAGTCGTGGCGCGGCGTGGCAGTACCCTACTCCGAGCTGGTAGTCGGCCATACGGTGGACCTCGCTTTCTCTAGTTCTTCGCGTTCGGCATCGGTGGCTGGCTGGCCCACCTGCTCAGGCGACACATCTAAAATAATTTCCTCAATTACTGGCAGCAGTCCATTCTGCTGGATATCATCACGCGCAGCATCAAGAGTCACCTGCATCGTGTCCTCAATTGTTGGTGGCTCGTGCGACGACTGCACCTCCGGCTGTGGCTCGCTGTCGAATCGCGTGAACATTGGTGGCGGAGGAGGAGTCATACCCATCGGTAGAGGCGGAGGCGGAGGAATCTCCACGCTGGTCACTATCTCCCACGGAGCCTTCGGCACGCGGATACGAATCTTCGGCTTGCGCTCACCCTTCGGATAGCGCCAAGACTTCGCAGGCGGGTCGGACGGCTTGCGGGACTGCTCGGTCGGCGGCTGGCTCCAGGCGGTCGATCCGCAGCGCGGGCAGGTGACGGGAGGCAGGTAGGGATTGTTCGGATACCATTCCTTCCCGCAGCGCATGCACTCTACCTGCTTCCGCTCGACGAGTTCGACGCGTCCAGTGATGGACTTGATCTCAGTCTGGGCGATGCGGATCTGCCGGCGTAGGTCAATGAGGCGCTGCACGTCCAGGGGGGATAGATCCGGCACCAGCAAATTGGATTTGGACAACTTAGGCACGGGGGCAGAGTATATCAGCACGCCAGCCTTGTCAAGCGCTAACAGAGTACCATACTAAGTCGAATAATATCATTGACATAGCTGCACGAGTATGCTATAGAGCGGCCCCACCTGATGCAGAAAATAATAAAAATTATAAAAATGAGGGGGATGGCCATATAGCTAGCGTGGACACGGCCCCGCGCGCGCGTCCCCTGCGCCGGACAACTCGCGGGCCATCGTGCGACCAATCGTCTGGCCAGCGGCGACAGTCTACGCGATTATGTGAGGAGTCAGAGTGTCGAGGGTAGCGTGCGGTCGCGTGGCGTGGCGAGTCGAGTGTGGCGGGTGGCATGGCGACAAGCGACAGGACTATGGACATGACACGTGGCGACATCGCGGACAGGGCGGGACTAGTGGCGAGACATTGCGCGACGCGCGCGGGCGACACGAGACGCACGAGTCATACACATCTTACTATATATTCTATGTACGGTAGCGTACATACGCGAGTTGTCACGGATGGTGCTTCGGTCTCCTATCCCGTATCCATCACATCCATATATAGTAATATATCTATAGAGTAGTTTCTATCCCATTTGCATAGTTATAGATTATGCAACCATGGCTATGCAGTTGGGGAGTTTTCTACTCATCTGGTAACATTTCGTAACGCATGCATGCTGGTTGCCAGATTCCTGCGTTTATTTTGTGGCGGGACATTGTTTGTGCTTGACAAGGTTGGTGCATTTGTGGCAATCTGCGCGTGTTGGATGGAGTTCAACCGCAACCGGAGGCGATCATGAAGAGACTCTCATACAAGGAATTAGAGGCAGAACTGGATCGTGTAAGAGGTGATAATCATCAACTGTTTGACGCAGTACAGGCATTCGGCAATGATGAGGTGAATTGGTACGGTAAGCGCAGGTATGATGGCACGCAGTTTCGCTTTGGTGTGTTTGGGCTGACTCGTGCGGATGGTGGGCATATCGTCATTTCCTCGCGTGTTGGCAGGGATGATCGCTGGCTGACTGTGGCCAAGCTGATTGACGACGCGGAGTATGAGATGCGCAACGCGATTGGAAGCGAATACTTTGGTGCATTAGGAGAGTTTTACTATCAAGCGGTACGATTGCGCAATGCTGCGTTAGAAGCGGAACAAGCTGCGGATGATACAGATGACACGAATGCGGACTTTCATC